TAATTGTTTTTACCCCAATCTTCTCCCATAGAGTGACGTGGTAATGCATTCTGGTCAAACATAATTACTGTACCTAATTCATCAATTAAGATATCAGCAATCTGGTTATTAACCATATTATATCCAACCTGATACGCTTTCATCAAATCTACTAATGAAGTAGATCTTGTATTTCTATCAGAGAATACTCTACCTTCTACAGGTAACTTACAACCATATAAAGAATTGTTTCCTTTAAATTGGAATGGTAATCTACCTGGTTTAGTTCTATTAATACCCAAGTATATTGGATTTATTTCACTACTTGTAGAACTCTTCCACATAGCAGGTACATTTGGTCCAACTTTTACACCACCCCAAATCTCATTAATCCAAATCCAATCAAGGTGTTCTCCTTGTAATAAAGTATCTTTTGTTTTATTTTTAAAGATTGATGTATCATAAACAGGTTTTTCTGTTACTTTAAATGTTTCATCAACTATCTCTTGAGTTACTTCACCATCAAATTCTATTTTAGTAAGATGTCCAATTTTTCTTTGAGTCTTCCAATAAATTGTAGAAACTCTCATTAAATTACCATCACCAAAATAAGCTAAGTCTTCACTCTCTCCTAAAATTTGATTTAATATATCACCACCTCTGGCAGGATCTGCCATGTAATTACTTGTATATTGTCTATATGCTAAACCTGGTGCATTAGTATTCCATGCATGTGATCTTGTTGCATCATAGTAAGAACCATCATTTTGATATCCATTAACTTGATATTGAGCAGATCTTGCTGGATAAATTCTTTGTAATGATTCCAATTGTTCTTGGCTCATCAAATATCCGTATTTATCTACAACATCAGATACTGTCATCAAATCTACTTTACCAACATATGCTGAATCAGAAATATATCTTTGATCTGGAGACTTCTGGTAGAATGTTAAAACAGGATTCCATAATTCAATGTCATAATCATCTTCTAACATACGGAAATGCCAGAACTCTCTATCAGCAATAAGCATATCTCTAAAAGCTCTTTCTTCAAGCTCTTGCATTTTAAATCTTTCTTCATCAACGTTTAATTGATGAGTAGCCCACTCTTCAACAGAACTTCTATATGATTTACTGAAGTAGTCTTCAATTTCAGGTAATGTCTTAATATTTTCTGGAGCAAGTTGTTGTTTAGCTTCATCAGATGCTGGGTCCATTCCCATTTGAATCATCTTTTCTACTAACTTTCTTTCAGCATCTGCAAGTAAAGCTTCTTCAACTTGCATTCTCTTTTGCTCAAGCATTTCATTGTAAGATCTATCATCAACTGCTCTGAACTGTACTTTATTGTATCTTTTGGAAAACTCTCCACTTAATACATTAATTACATTTGGGATGATAGGATAAAATTTAAGTTCTAAAGCTGAATCATTTTCTTTAGTTAAAACATCCATTAAATCTTTATAGTCATTATCAGGTTCAACTATATAGTCTGTTTTATCTATGATTCCTTTAGCTAATTTATAATTTTTTAAAAGTCTTCTGGCATTAAGTTTTAAAAATTGAATACCCTGAAGCTCTAACCAATCTAGATTCCACGCTGCCCAATCATCTGTTTTTTCAGAATAAGGTAAAAACTGAATAGGTTGTGTTAAACTAGAAAAGGTAGGCCCTTCTGTTTTTTTTGCACCGGCCTTCAACTGCATTGCATTAAGTACTTTCATTCTAAATTTAATTTAGTTAATTTATTTATAATTTTTGAAGCCTGATCTTTTAATTGTATTTCCAGTATTGTTTCCACTACGTCCAATATTTTTAAACGGACTATACTTTAATTTATACAAATTTTCTGAATTTACCAAAGATTTTTCTTCTGATTCACGTCTTTTTGAAAAACCCCTGTTAGATTGCTGTATCTTTACAAAGGCTACTAAAGCTCCAAATGCTACCAATCTATCCACGTTAAGTCCCGGATAATATGCAAGCATTTCTTTAATAAGCATTCCATCAGGTATTCTTTCAACACCTAATGTTTGATTTGTAACAATTCCACCAACATCAGTTTCTTCATCTATGACTTCTCTTAAAAATTCAATTGCATATGATATCAAATGACTTTTAAATAATGTACCAGTATTCTTCCATCCATACTCTTGATAAACAGTATTGTTTGAACCAAGATCTTTTAGGAATAATATTTGTTGTTTAGGTACTAAGTATCTTTGTTTCTTTCTTGAAATCATATGTTGTATAAACAAAGATATGTTGTTCTCAACTATAGTCCAGGCATTATACCATTCTATAATTAATTCTAATCTTTCATGTGTCTTATTGATATCATCAAATCTACCACACCATGATGCAACAATTTTATCTTTTTCTAAAAACTGTTCTACATCTCCAGATATCATAGTCCTTGTAACCTCTGTTGCATTCTTATAAACAAAGATACTACATAAGGAATCAGAAGTAGTTGTCTTACCTTCTGATACAGGGTCAATAGAGGCGTAATAAGCCCCAAACTCAGGACTCTTGACTGGACGTTCCCAAACAACAATACTTCCCGTCTTATCCACTTGTTTCTTGTCTACAGGGAATCTACTTATTGGAAGTTTGTTTGTTCTTTTAGCAAAGATACCTTTCTCATCTCTATCTAATTCAATGAGTTCATAAGGATATTCTTTTTCTTCAATTCTTTTTTGTTGTCTACTAAGAATACCTTGTGGAAATACAGATGCTTTTCTATATGCAAATGCTTCTGCAATATTTAAAGGTTTCTGAGATATCCTTAATTGAAACTGTTCACCATTTAATTCATTCTTCCATCTTTCTCTTTCCTCATGTATTGCTGCTTCAGCTTCTTTTACTAATGAGTTTCCATAGTCATCAATGTATGGAGGCATTGACCATTGTTCTGGAATAAACAAACCTGCCATACCTATTGTACCATCTGCATCAATAAGATCAGTTTCTACAGCATAGATATCATTTGCTGCTGGATTAGTAATCATTTCTTTCAAAGGATTACATTGTTCTAAATCTCCCACTGATCCGGCAGCAATAAACATACCTGTAGTAATCATACCTGAAGACATTGCAGGACGTAAGTACTCATATGTCTCAGACATCTTTGGAGCAATACCAGCTTCTTCATGAAAGAAAATAGTACATGGTCCCCCTACTCCAGTAGTTGCATTCTTTTCAAATGAACCCCCTTGTATTTTTGATTTTAAACCTCTTGCTGTTTTTCTATTACCAACTTTAACTTCAATCTGTTGTTGCCATAATAAAACCTTTTCTGGATTACTAGGTCTATACCAAGCAGTATGCTCATTTAAAAATGTTTTGTATTCATCTAAAAACTTCCATGATCCTTTATCATTTATAAAATCTTTAAGTGATGCACCAATCTTACAGATACTTCCTTCCTCAAACCAATAGGTATTAATAATTTTACCCATGTGAAAATATGAAGATGCTATCTGACGTTTCTTTAATATAGCTGAATGTTTGTAATGTAATTCTGCAAGTTGTTCATATAAAGCCATATGATACTGAGCATCACGTACTTTAGCAAAACCATACTTCTTCTCTTCTTTGTCAAAGATTGGAAGAAAGTTTAACCACATGTAATAATCTCTAGTTAAATACCAGCTTTTGTCTCCATCACTGTAAATAACTCCTTCTCTACATTTGTTTTTTTGATCTTCCCAGTAATCAGTAAAATCTTTAGATCTAAATGGTTTATTACAATAAAATCCCTGTTCATTAAATATCTGAGCTTGTTCATTAAACTTAAAAGAAAGTTCATTAAACTCATAATGACCAGGGACATTAAATATACTTAAAACATAATCTATAAAATCCTGTCTAGTTTCAAATTCTGTGGTTGTCCAAGACCCATTTTTATATGTAGGTATGGATCTATACATACTTAAATTTTGCAAATACATCACCCTCATGAATCAGTAAATGTTCTTCTTCATCATGCATCATAGATGTTGGTAAGCAATGCTCACTATATTGAACTACATCTCCTATTTTAATTTCTGTAACACCTTCACCTACAGCTACTACAGTACCTTTATTTTCTACTTTTTGAGCAGCTTCCGGTATAATGATATTTGTATTTTTAAAAAATGCTTCAGCTTTTTTTTGTTTGATCAATAATTTCTTTCCTACTGGTATTACTTGTTGTATCATCTTTTTGATTTTAATGGTTTATTATATTTGGTCATATGCTAATCCTGCACCACCACGTACAGAACTTTCTTGTTCTTGTTTCATATCAACAAAGGCTCCTTTGTATGATTGTCTAATTTGTTCAAATTTAGATGCTGCATTTACCATAGAGTTTATGTTTCCATCTCTACCGTGTTCAATAGCAGTTACTTCCATGTACTTAGCTAATCTATCAAGCATTGATTTGATTCCTTTGTATGCTCTAAAGGTAGGTGTTTCATATAACTTATAACACATATCTAATGCATATCTTATTTTGGGATCTTCAGGAGAATCTTCTAACTGAACTTCTTCAATAATAATATCTTCTTTTTCATGTTCTGGTAGATTGAAAAATGGATTCATATCAGGATTAGGACAACTCATATAAAATATATACTGATAGATTTTTAAATAACTATCAGGATAAGTCTCCATAATAGCATTTAAAAAAGGTAAAGCATAGCAATGTTCTGATGGAATCACTTTGCTGTTCTGAATGTCAAATAGTCTTACTAACATAATTAAGTTAAAGTTGGATTCATATATGCAACTATTGATTCATAGGAATTTGTACTATAAACACTACCTAAACCAAATATATAAATTTGAATTATTCCGGGTATAAATACATCTACTAAATTATCCCAAACATAAGATACTCCAACAATTTTAGTTGGATCTATACTCATTTCAGCAGTACTAGTAGTATTCCAATATAGATTTAATATTTGCCCTGTATTAGGTGCTTTTGCCTGCATTAAATGCACTTGTGTAATTGTTATACTTGCCATAATTTTATTTGTTATCTTTTAACCACATTATTAATGAATTAACTTCATCCTTTAAATATGGGACTTCATACATTTTTATTTCATCTAAGATAGGCTCACCATTATAATGTTCATTTATTGGATAACCATTTTCATCTTCACCAATCTGTTTAAACTTAACATGTTGAATTGTAAGTTTACCAATCTTTAAAGAAGGATTGTGCTTCTTAATAATATACGCATAAATACTGAGCTGTAATGAATAATGGTTTAAATTGCAATCATCTAAATGATTGACTGGCTTAAACATTTTACTTGTAATACCTTCCCAATTGGTATATCCTTTCTCTTTAATCTCCTTATTGGTCTTGTAATCATTGATGTTAATATAACCATCTACAATTTCTACTACGTCAGCTTGACCACAAAGACCAACAGACTTTAAATAAACTAAATGCTCAGGATAAACACCATCAGATAACTTTTGTTCAGGGGCTAATTTTATACCCTCATCATTTATAAGTGGTTTGATAATAGGTACTTCAGTTCCATTACGCTCAATAGTTTTAAAATCAAGCATGTCAGATTCTCTTTGATTGTGATAGAAGTTACCAAGATTAATAGCTCTTTCTGTTTCATTATCCCAAGCCTGTAGTATTTGTTCTACAGTCATGCCATACCACTTAGAATTTTTATTCTTTGCAGATTTTTTAGCTTGCCCTTCTTTATCAAACTTAGGTTTAAACTTACCAACCAGTGAGGTAACACTTATCCAGTCAATGTTATCTTCTTCTATACTTTCATAAGTATGTCCATCTTCTTTAAATATAATAGCCATTACTGTGTTTTTAAAAGTTCATTTGCAGCTGGACTTAATCCTGAAGTACTAGTTCCAACAATTACATCATTAGTAGTTGTAGAAACATAATAAGGATTTGTTGTACTTCCATTTGGTACTCCATGGTAAGGTTGAAATACTTGATTAGTATTTCTCTTATCCAACATATCAGCTTTAATTTCCGCATTTAATAGAACTGTTGCTGCTTCCATAGTAATCATATTATGTTCTAAAAGATCTCTTACTATTTGTGATACTGTCATAATGTTAATTTTTAATTTGTTGATTTACTTTCTCTTCTAATTCCTCAGTCATTAATGAATCCCAAAAGCCTTTAGGGCAGGATGTTGATAATGATCTTACCTTAAATGCAAGACTGCATCCGCAATCTGAACAACAAGGTTGTGTACCTGGAGCTAAACAATGATCTCCACTAGCATCAAATAAAGAACAATTAACACATATCTGAAATCTATCTGTAGCAACAGCCTCAATATGTTCTTTTTTAAATATGTTATTTTTAATGCCCTCTACTATTTGGTCAGCATTTTTAAATACTGCTAAATACTTTTTCCATTTTCCTTCCATATTGTAAAATTTATTTTGCTTTAAAGTCTTTCTTTCTAAGTATGTCAGCTTCCATTTGATCTAACGCCTTAGACATTTGTTCAATATTACTTTGAATATTTTCACTTTGAGCATAACCATTGTATGTTCTTTTAGTCAAATTACCCAACATGCTTTTATTCTTTTTAATTGAGTTTTCTAATTTAGTCTTTCTTAAATAAAAAGTACCCAATCCATCCACGTTTATCCTAGGATATTCTAATGCAGATAATTTTTTCCTTAGCTTACCATAATAAAAAGATATAAAATCATCCACTACTTGTGGGTGTACACCAACTTCTTCAGCTATACCCTCTTTAAAGTCCTTATGCTTCTTTGGATTCACGGCCTAGTATCTTATAGTCTAATAATACCAAACCATCTATTTGAACATTAATAGTTTTGTTGATTGAAATAGTCTTTTTATTTACACCATTCTTCACTATTAACTTTTTCTTTTCTGCTTTTGCTAAAGCATTCCTAGCTGATTGTGGACTTTTAAATATTTGTTGTTCAGTTAAAAATATACAAAACTTAGTTAATTCAACTTTTGGTTGCTTGGATAATTCCATTAAACATTTAAGATCTGAATTACTAATTAAAATATTTTCAAAAAAACAATACGTAAGTATTTGATACTTAATGGTTTCATTAATATCTACTTGTAATTTTAAATCTACTTTGTTTACTATAGCCATTATTTTAAACTCATTATCATATCAACTAAGTCAGGATGTGGATAGCAATCAAACTTATCCTTTCTTACATTGGTATGTGTTAATAATCCTTTGATTTTACCACTAGCGGCATCTTCATTATATTCAAATCCTTTAACGGCACCATGTTTTGCTATAAGTTGTTTTAAACCCAACCTTACATCAATATTATCTCTTTCAGCAACATACTTAATCCACTTTTCAGTTTCTTTAATTTGTTTCTCTGAATATGCATGCCAATTTAAAAATCCTTTGAAGGCTTCTTTTAATGTAGTAACTTCATCTGGGTGTGCAACAGTTCCTACATAGGTTTTATAATCTTTAGTCAATTGCCCCATAGAACAAATTTCTAAACCTACAGAGTGTCTATTCATCCAGCCTGATTTAGTTAAACCTAAATGCCAACCCTGGTTTCCTGTTGGAAAAGCCTGAACCATTTGACCATCATATTTAGCATCACTATTACGGTGTCCTCTACCACCTAAAACAAATTCAGTTCCAATAGCACCTCTATCATCTTTATTCCACATATCAACACAAGCATATGGATTGTTTCCTCCAGCTGTATGGTGTAAGAATATGTATTCATTTTTAATGGGACCTTTAATGTATTCTTTAGGGGATAGATAATGCTTATGAATTATCTGATCATAGTTAGTTTTAAAGTACTGACCAAATATATCTGAGTCTTCATCAATAGCTTCTTGGATTGTAGGTACTTTGTTAAATAACAATGTCCACATATCTGAGTCTACTATTCCTGTAACTGGCAGATTATTAGATAGTTGGAATCTAATTACAGCTTTTTCTGTTGCGGGTCCAAACTGTGCATCCTGCTTTAATAAGAGTTTGGATTGGAGGGTCTGGACATCTGGTCCAGAATCCCCCCTTTTTAGCATCTTCATTGTTTAGTCAATTTGAGATGCAGCATTTTCCATTGCTTCTTTGAAAGCTTTTGCTTCTTCTGAATCAACAGGTACTTGTCCACCTTCTTTTTGAGAAGCATAGGCTTGTGCCATATACATTTGAGCCTGCAATCTTTCAGCTCTTGATTTCTCAATAGTAGCCAAAAGCATCTCATACTCTGCTTGTACTTCTAAATGTGGAATGTTGTCTTTGTAGAATGCACTGATTTCTTCTCTACGTGCATTCAATTCTTCTTTAGTTAAGATAGGTTCTTTCTCATCTAAAGGATTGGAGGTTTTTGCATTTGCCATTTTTTAATTTTTTTAAGTTAAACAATATATTACAAATATATAATAATAGTTTAAATAAAAAAAGTTTAATGGATTTATTTTTAGATTTTATTCTTTTCTAATAAAGTAATTACGGTTTTCAGTTCTGACGCTTTAGTGAAAACAATATCTCCGTCTAAAACATCAACGGTCCATTTACCCTTCTTAGCTTCATCTGAATCACTGTCACAAGACAAGAACCCAACTTTACCCACATCCTTAGCATAATAGTACCAAGCTTCATTAGATCCACTTGACTCAGGGGTTTCATCAAAACGTTCAAACCCTAATTTAATTAAATCAATTTCTCTCATGCTTATTTATGCTATTCCTTTAATAGGAAGATTAGTATTACTTCTTTTTAGTCTTCTTGTGAGCACTATCTTTCATAATCTTACCATCTGGCATCTTATGATATCCTTTAGGAATAACTACTTTTTTTTTGTCTGTCTTCTTCATGATTAGCATTTTTTGCCTTTCATAGCCCCACCCATTTTCATTTTAGGAACAGCACCACCATTTTTCTTATATCCCATTTTGTTTCTTACTTCAGTAGGAAGTTTAGCTAATCCTTTTTTACTAGCAGGTACATCTTTCATTGCACCACCTTTTGACATTTTTTTTACAGTTTTCATAATTTTATTTTTTAGATTTTGCTTTAATTTTTTTTTCTTGAGCAAGCATTTGTTTAGTAGGTTTTTTTCCAGAACCCTTGTTGTCACGAATATTATCCCAAAGTCCTCTCTGAGATACACTTCCGTCTTTACGTTTAATCATTTCTTTCTTTGCCATTACCACTTAACTTTATCAGCCCAGTATGCCGCGCTCATTTTACCTTTACTAATATTTGATGCGTGTCTAGCCTTGAATGATTTCTGTCTAGCCTTTTCTTTTGGTGTACTAGGATTGGCCCCGGCACCACTTACGCCTTGTTGACCAAATCTAATGGTCTTTACTGTATCACCTTCTTTGGCCACAACTACGTGTGACTTAGTTGGATGTGACGGAGTACGTTTTGGTTTATTGTAACCAGCAACTCCAGCACTTGCTAATCTAGAATCTTTTTTAGTTGCCATCTTAACTTCCTGTATAAGTTTTTTGAATATAATAAATCACATCTGCTATTTGAACATCATTGTTACCAGTTGCTGATATCTTCCATTGATTACCGTTGGCAACAAAGTCACTATCAGCATAAAATAAAAACGTCTCATTAAAGTTTTCCCAAGTTGCCGTTTTAGTAAAGATCATAGTTTTAGCTAACCTATCATATGGAGTAGAACCTGTTGAACTCATGATTATATCCATGTGATTTTGTGAAGCATTAGCTGTTTTAGCTTTAAACGTTACAACCATACTATACGCGTCATTTAATTTATTTGGAGTAATTCTTTGTGTAGCTCCATCATAAAAACTACTGGTTGAGTTCAATTGCGTTTCAATCTTAAACCCCGCATTGTTTGGTATTACTACAGCTGCAGCATTGTGCACTATATTAAAAGGAGCGGTCTGAGTATACTGAGTATCATCATACCTTGCCCAACCACCTAATGAAGTTTTAGCTATACTTGATATAAGGTATTTCTTTAATGCACCAATATTAATTAAGCTGGCCTCCATTTTTGGTTGAGGCTTCAGCACCTCTTGAGTATCAGAGTATGCTGCTGACACTATGTAGTCTTTATCTGTTGGGACTTTAACTTTACGTTTGGCAATCATTCCCATTATATCCTGTAATGTACTATTCATTTGTTATTTTATTTTAGTTGTGTTTATACTATTAATATACAAAATCCTTTTGTAAAGGTAAAATAATTTTGACACAACCTAATCACGGGAACTAAAAAAAATTTTTTGTCCCCAAAAAAAATAGTGTGTATTGCATTGTTGGTACCTACTACCAAACTGCTCCCCAGCTAATTTTTGCGGTGAGGGTACCCCCGCGTCTGTGGTACCCAAAATAAATAAAATATAATATTATGAGTGTTTTCTTCAGAAAATTAAGAGTAAATGAGTCTACTGGAACAGCAACTATCATTGCTACAGACAAGCCAATCACAAGCAAGCAAACTACACTTGCTGGGATGAACGTGGGAACACGTACTCAAGGTAGTGTAGTATTTGGTGTCCTAAGTTTGATTGACCCTGAAACTAATCAGGTGATGAAAGCTAATCACCCAACTATTGCAGCTTTGCAAAAGAAATTAAATGCTGGTGATGAAATGCCAGGATTCCAAATGAGTAGCAACCCTGTGGTTGACATTCAAACTGGTGAGCTAACAACACTAATGTGGATTGAGGCTGTGTAACATCAGAACAGAGGAGTGTGTAAAAGCACTCCTCTTCTTTTAAAGGAGTTACTAATTCTCCTTTTTTATTTAAGGGCCACTACGCATACTTTTTTAGTGTTACTAATCTTTCTACCCAACAGCTATTACGCATACCTTTCTGCTCTCCTGCTGCTGCGCTCCGCGCAGCCTCTCTCTGCTCCCCAGCTAATTGTTGCACTATTGCAATAAAACAATTAATTAAATTAGTTATGTCAGTATTTTTTAGAAAATTGAGAGTGAATGATAGCACGGGAACTGCTACCATTATTGTT